TCTTCCATCATCTCAGCAATTAAGACTGCTTTTCTTGATTCAACTTTTTCCGTAAGCATTCTTACTTGAATTTGCATTTGTGGGTTTTGCATTGCTTGTGGATTTTGTTGCATCTGTTGTAATTGTTGAATTTCATTTCTAAATTCTATTTCAACTTGTTCTTGTGACATTAAAGAAATGTGTTCAAAACAATTTTTCTCTAATGAAGCCATAATCACAGGAGCATTTCTTGCCATATTAGTTGCCATAAAATTTAAATGTGCAGTTATATGTGCTCTATGATCTTGTCCTGGGAAAGCTTGGAATGGTTTCCCTGCGAGAGCATCAATGTGTTCTAGCGCAGGGTCCTTTGGTGTGGGTTGATCTGGTTTTATTAAAATTCTATCAATATCTCTAATACCTAATGCTGAATACATAGTTCTATAAACTTCATACATGTTATGGATTCCAGGATTAGCCATTGCAAGTTGTAGTTCTGTTTGTGCAATAGATATTCTTTGTGTTTGTGAAAATATATTTGGATCAGCAACTGGAATGATATCTACTTTATCATCAAAATCTGCTTGTTTAATTGTTCTTTGTCCACCAACAACATCATATGGATATTCTGGAGGTAAATATAATTTAAATACGTTTGCTAATAATTTAAATTCTTCTTTCATTGAGGCATATATTCTTTTGTGAATTGCAGACATTGTTCTGCTTCCTCTTTCCAGCAAAGCCACGGTCGTGCCCACTGCTGCTTGCTGATTCCCATCCCCTACTTGCATGTCCGCTATCGAAGCAAAGCGTTGACCTGCTTGAACCACGACCCCCATTAAAGCTAATAAAGTTTGCGAAGGTTCTTTGTATGGTAAAGTCATAAATGCATCTTTTAAATTTCCTCCAGGTGCATCTACGTCTCTCCATTCACCCGGTTGAATAGATTGAGCGTCATCTCTAATTCTAATTCCTCTTTGTTTAAATCCTGCTGGTAAATTAGATAATGTTCCTGCATCTAATAATTGTCTTAAAGCTTGAGTTGCAGTACGTGACAATCCACCAATCATTTGAATTAGACCATTACCATAGAAACCAAATCCTGGTAAAAATTTAAAGTGTACAAAGTAATTAATTTTTTTCTTTAATGGATCAGCTTGATTATAATTTCTTCTAATAGATAAAACTTCTCTAGATCCTTCTTCAATAGTTACAATATATGGAAGTTTAATTCCTGTGGGCTCACCAGTCTGTGGATTCATATCTTCAAATCCTTCCAGATCTAAATTAACATGACATTCATAAAGTGTAAAAACATCTTCATTTTGACCACTCATAGTCACACCTTCTAATTGTCTTTCTTTAGATTTAACATCACCATCTTGTGTTAAATCATCAGAAGTTTCTAATTCTATATCTCTATAAAAACCTGATATCTGTTGTTTACGTAATTCATTTTCTGAAATTTTAATTACATGAACAACTGCTTCTGCATCATCAATACTATTTGCTGTGTATGGAACAACAATGTCTTGAGCTTGAATAAATTTTGATACTGCTCTTCCAAGAATTTCATCGTAATAAACTTTTTTAAAAGTAGATCCTGATAATGGTAAATAAAATAACATTTGATCAAATTCAGGTTCATATTCTTTCATGATATCCATGATTTGATAATTCATAAATTCAGAAACTCTATCTGCTTGATCTTGAATCTCTGGAGTGTCTAATCCAATAACTTGAGTTCGCACCGGACCTTCTGCTGGTAATAATTCTTTGTAAGCTAAAGCTTGAAATTGAGTTACTGCTTCTGCTAATACTGGATGTGTTGCACTTGATGCACCTTGAAATGGTTCTGTTCTTGATTCGTATTTAAATCCTAATAAATCTAATCCTTGAGTATAAGCTTTTTCCCAATCGGCTCTTGAATCTTTGTATGATTGTGTATCTTGATAAAGTTCTGAACCTAATCTTCCAAGTTCTTGCTCATCAACAACTTCGGCAAGGTTTGCTCCAAACTCTGTACCTGCTGATAAATTTTTCTTTGGATCAAAATTTATATCAACACTACCATCTTCATTTTCTGTAAGTTCAGTAGGCCCTGCAGGAGTTTCCTCAACAGATTGTGCAATCTGTTCTACTTCTAATTCTCCAGGTGTTAATTGATCAGCTACGTTTGGTAGCGACTTGTCTATTTCTGCCATTTATTTTTTTCTCCGATTTTATTATTGTAACAGTATTATACTTAATATTCAAGCCTTGAGGGTTTGGCCCTCTTAAAGGTGGTATTGTTGTTGTTAGTTTTTTATTCATCAAATAATCCTTCATCTTTCATTCTATCTAATTCAGATTGTGCTCTACCTTCCATTTCATCCGCTATAGCATCTCCTTTTGTATATCTAGCTGTTTTTGATTTTGTTGCATATTTTTCTAATTGACTTGCTCCTCCTAAAACTTCGTCTATATTTTTAACAAGCGTTTCTTCAAAATCAGGGGCACTATCAAGAGCTGATCCTGCTTCTGGTTGATAATCTTTTACATAAAATGAACCTTCATCCATAACACCGGGGGATTTATAATTTATTTCTACGTCTGCTCCGTAATAATTTTTAAAAAAAACACTTGCTTCTTTTCCTTCAACTTCTACTACTTTGACATCTGGTAATTTTTTATCAACATATTCATATCCAATAATATCTTCTGTTTCTTTAGTTTTGTAATAAGGTAATTCATTAGGATTTTGTCTAAAATATTCTTCTGTTCTAGGATTTGCATAAAATTTTTCACCTTTAACTTTTTCAGTTTTTTTTATTCCTTCATTAAATTCTTTTTCTGTTATTGGAATTTTTTCAGTTCTATAAATAGGAATTGTTTCTCCCTCTTTTCTAAATCTGCTTACAAGAGTTGGAAACCATTCTGGAAATTCAGTATCAGTTTTACCAAGGGGTCTTACAATATTTATAAAAGGTGCTTTTTTAGGAATAACTTTAGCTTTTTTTGCCATTTGAAATAAGTCTGGAATAAAGTTTGATGCAATTCCAACTGCTCCCAAAATACCTGTGCCTTTTATAAATCTTCTTTTTGATGGATCAGAAGGCCCACCTTCTGCAAGCTCTATTTGATATCTTTCTTTTAAATATTTTTCAACAGGCATAGGTGAATAAGATTTAGGAGGTGCTACATCTTTTGGTTCAAACATAGGCATTGTATTTAATAGGTAATCCTCTAGTGTATCAAAATTTGGTTTCTTTGCTTCTATGTTTCCTGCTAATTCTTCTTCAGAATAAGATTTATATTTACTTAAAGGATCTTCTGGACCTAATCTTTTTTCAGTTATTTTAATAATTCCTTCTGCTCTAGGTTTTTGATTTCTATTTAAAGGTGGAATGTATAAATCACTTTCTGGATCGTCAGATCCACTTGCAAATTTAACGCGTCCTCCTCTTGCAAAATTTAATTCTTCTTTTGTATACTTTGGAAAAACAATTGGCCCTAACATTAAATTTTGAGAAGGATCTTTTTTTGGTTCTGGTGTTATAGTTGTTTCTTGTTTATATTGTTTTTTTAAATTAGGATTTAAATTTAAAATTTCAGTTATTTTATTATTAACTTCTTCTGAAGATATTGTTGCTGGAACTTCTGTATCACTAACATTTGGTATAACTGACTTTCTAACTTCATATTCAGCCATGTTTTGAATCCTGTCTTTTATAGATTTTTCTGACGCATACTTATCAATTTGTTTATCTGCAAATTCAAAATATTCTGGTTTATCTAATAAAGATTCTAAAAAAGGTTTATCCTCAACAAACTTTTCATATGTTGCAACTGGAAGTTTTCTAAAAATTAAATCTCCAAAATTAAGAAGATCTTGTGTTGAACCTTTATAAGCTCCTGCTGCGATTGTCTCAAGATCACCTAATCCTTTTTCTTTAAATTCATCAGCATAAAGTGCAACACCAAGTAAAGCATTAATTGGAGTACCTGTTATAGCGGAAAGTTTAGCAGTTGTTTTTAAAAGATTAGGGGCTGATTTAGATAAGCTTTGGCCTACACTGGTTTCTAAAAAATTTCCAATTCCAGTTGGATCTGCATATACTCTAGCTGCATTTACGTCTGCAGCTTTTTGCATAAACTTCTGACCTTCCGGTGATTTAACAAAACCTAAAGCTTCTGGTATAATTTTAACATCTGCAGGTACTTTAAAAGAATAATTATATTTACTGTAAATATCTTCAACTCCTTCTATTAAATCTGGATTTATTTTTTTTAATTCATTATATCTGGCCAAAGAATTTTTAGGAGTATCAAAACTTAATTCTAATCCTCTAACAGGTAATTCTCCTTTTTTTAAATCTTTATTATATTTATTAGTAAATTCTTTTACTCTTTCATTATATTTATCTTTTATCGTTTCTCTTTTATCTAAATAATCAACATCTCTTGTATCTAAGTTTTGTAATTGCTTTTCAGTTGTATTCATTAGTTTATCAATAGTTCTTCCTTTATTTAAATTGATATCTCCTTTTATTCCTTGAACAAATACTGAATAGCGACCTGTTAAATTTTCAAAAGAAGAAGCTAAACCTTTTATTTCATCGGTTGCATATCCCCCAGGTAACTTCCTTGATATTTCTTTTCTTGATTTTGAAAAATATTTAGGATCTTCATTTATTTGTGAAGCAACACCAGGCTCTACTTGTAATTTTCTACGTAATACAGAACCTAATGATCCAAAAGGTCTATTTTCCGTAATTGAAGCAGTAACTTTATTTGAGTTATTTACAATATTTTTATTAGAGGGTATTTTTCCATCAGAATATGCTTGTAAAAGATAAGCTAATCTATAATTAGCTTTTGAATCATTTATTTTTAATGTATCTTTTACTTCATTCACTATCTTTGAATAATCTTTTTCAAAATCTAATTCAGGATTAGAAAGAATACTTTTTATTTTTTTATTTTCATTTAATAAATTTATGTCGTAAAGAAGTTTTTGAGTATTAGTAGAAGTTTCTCCTACTTTTGCAGAGGGTATTATTTTACCTCTTTTTCTTGCTTCATTAATTTCTTTCTGAATTGTATTGCCCATATCAACATTATATTTTTTTTGTATAATGTCTTTTATTTCACTTGGATTATATTTTTCAGATGCAATTAGTTCTTTAACTAATTTACTTCTTTCATTAAAATTTTCTCTACCTATTTCTGTAGTGGCTGGGGCTCTTTGTTGATTTTTGTACCACTCATCTTTTATGGTTTTTATTTTATCTTCTGGTGGAAGAATATATTTACCAGATGATGGAGATTCTATTCCATACATTTGAGCGGCTCTAGCCATATTTCCTGGATGTATGTCTACTCCATATTTTTTTAAATAACTTAATAACTCTCCTGCTTTAACTGGTTCGTTACTTGCTAATCCAGCTTTTGCAAATCCCATTCTTTCTTCGTTTGCAAAACTCTCGCCGCTCGTCTCTTGCATTGGGAGTGGAGTTACGGGTATCTGGATACGAGTTCTTGCTAATTCAATATCTTGGGGAGTAGTTGGTTTTCTAGTGAGATAATCAAATACCTCTTTTCGTTTATAATTACTCATTTATAATCCCATCAAGTAATTTAAGCCACCATTAGCGTTAGGTTTTCTTCCAGTAATATCAAAATCATCTAAAACATTAGTTTGAGTCATTCCTTCTTCAAGTCTTTTGTAAATTTCAGGATGATCTTTTTTTAAAAGGATTGCCATCTTTTGAACGTTTTCTGGATTAGTTACATCAACCATTCCTTGTTCATTTTTTACA